TAGCATTATAGGATAACATACGGGCTAAACGTAATACGGATTCGCGGCGAGATGCTAGTTCTAAGAAATTGTCGCGAGCATTTAAGTCAACGCGGAAAGCTATGCTTTGGCCCAAGAACGCAATAAGGTCTATTAGGGCAAGGTATTCGCTAGACTCAATGTAATCGTTAAAATCTTCAGGATAATTCTGACGTATATAGTCAAGCATTGTACGGCGTAAATTCTCAAAGTCGTAACTTTGAAAGTCAGCATTTCGGAAGCTCTGATATATTTTTTTCCAATCTTCGCTTACTAGTAATCTGTTTTGTCTAGTGGTTATACTCATGATTTATCCTATATAACTATATTTATCGAACAGAATTATCTGAGTAGTTTATCCTAGCACTAGGCCGGCTGACTGGTCAAATTGTAAGCGCATTGATTGCGATATGTTATAGGGCAAGTATGTTAATAAACACTCAATTTGTATGCCTGATTCATACGAAGTAACTATCACTTGGCTAGCACTGATACGTGGATCATAGTTTATTATCTCGTTAACATTATCTGTGATAATGTTTTTAAGATCTTCTGTTAATGGCTCAAATAGCAAATCCCAGATAATAGTTCCAAAGGTTGGATTCATTAGTCGCTCGCCTTGGCGAATGTGAAAGTGGTTTAACAAATCTTGCTGTATTAGTTGAAAATCATACAGACTAAAGTTTTCAGTGTCGCCGCTTACACTACTAAATCCTTTGTAAGTTTTGGGGATAATCTTTCCAGTATTAATATTTGGTTTTAATACTGTCTTATTGTATAGTTGTGAGTTTGAGCTCATGCGTTGTTTGCTCCTTCTTCTGGTTCTGGTGGAATATTCATCTCGAATGTATCTGTTGATAAACTGTATTTGTTATAAGCAGTAGGTTGGGTTATGGCACCACCAGCATCTCTATCTGTCTTGGTTGGTAGGAACATTGTTGGGTCTAAATTTTCATGATGAGGATAAGGCTCATGTGTTGGTACACGCTTCATAATAGATTCAAGTGTTTCGCCAAGTTCAGTAGGCAACTGATTCATTGTTAATGCTGTGGCTAGTGCGGCGGCCGCTGTTGAACTGTTCATGTAAATCTTGCCAGCTGTTTCTCTGTGGGTAACTTTACTGTTAATATGTGACACACCGCCGCTAGTAATTTTTGTATCATTAGTAGCTACTGTTTCAACTTGATTGCCTTCTGCGTGAAACTTTGCTAATCCTTTAAGATTCATATTACGTCCAGCTTCAATATTAACATCTCTATCAGCGCGAATATTTAAATCCGTTTTAGTGTGGATGCTAATGCTATCTTCCGCAAAAATATCTATCTTTCCGTTGCTTGTCATCTCAATCCAAGTAGTGCCTTTGGCATTACCAATGTAGATTAAGTCTTCACTATTATGTAATAAGATTTGATGGCCAGTTCTTGTACGAAATCGAACTAATTCGTTGTGTGGTATTTCAGGTTTTCCATCTGTTTCTTTTTGTTCAATACTAGCGTACTCTGGAGGCCCTTCGCCGGCTGGTGTTTTGCGCAAAAATTGTTCATCGCCGTCATCCATTACAAATGTACTGCCGCCCAAGCGACTGACTGGTAGATTTTTTTGTTTATTTTTAAACCCTACAAGATTTTTCTTTCCTGCTTTATCTGTAATACCAGGTGTACTAATTCCAAACACCATACTAGGATTTTCTCGACGAGCACTTGATGTTGTTATACCCCGAGTGTCGTCTTGTAATAAGCCTTGCGTGTCTAATATTTGTGCAAACTTATGTTCTGGTTTAGGTTTTTTTGTAGCATCTTGTTCTGGTGATTCAATTTTTTTATTATATTCTGCTACTGGCACCCGAGTATACTTGCTATCTGTTTTTTTAGTATCTTGTACTACATATTTTGTAGCCGCTAAACCAGGCACGCTAAAATTCATCAGAGGATCGGGAATTACACCGATCCAATATCCATACGCAAAATCATTATTAGCAAATACTACTAGTACCGTTGCGCCGATATCAGGCGGCACCATCCAAAATCCGTAAGACTTTTGTGTCTGATTGTAATCGTTTTCGTTTTCGTCCTTGCCGTTATTTTCCACGCTTGTTGAACCAAAAAACGGACTCATGTAACTAACTGGCACCGTTTGCCCTTCTACTTCGTCATTGCCGGCATAGCGTTCAATTTTTACAGTCAACACTCCCATAAAAGTTGTGTCCAAGTGGGCAACTACTTTGGCTTTGTATATGCCGGACCGGGGCTTAGAACCTTTTGACGAAATATTGTCTATGTTGTCATTGTTGTCATTCATTACGCACCGCCTCTTGTTCCACGATCGCCACCTGCTGCAGTGGCTGGTGTTTTAGCGTTCTGTAATTGAGCATCAGTTGCTATCGTTTTAGTATTTTCAGATTGCGGCAATCTGTATCCTTTAAGTGTTTGTCTAAACTGGCCTTGTCTAAAAGAACTGGTTACACGATTAACACAATATAGTCCAGTAAATCCAATAGTTGGAGCTGCCGTGCTGGATAATGATAAGTCTTGAAGATTATTAAGAGCTTTAAAATCATACAAGCCGGTGGTTTGATTTATGTCGATTGGACTACGGAAGTTAACCCATGTATGAACTTCGCTGGACTGCCAGTTAACACTACCGTCTTGACATAAATCTTTAAGGCCCAGCACAGGTTTAGAAGTATAATTGCCCATGCCACTATTAACAATCCAGTACGGGTCGCCCCAGATGTCTAACTCCAGCACTACCATGTCGTTTGGATTAGTCATTGCTTTGTGAAATGATTCAGCGGCCACTTGTGCGTCTGGTGAGCCAGAATATCGTGAGCCGCCGGAAAACGACGGGGTTGTTCCGTCACGTTTGACCATGTTCTGATAGCTGCCGTATACCGGGTTTGGCGAGGCTCCAGCAGCCTGTCCTTGTAGTTCAACTCTTTTTTCAGTATCTTGTGTAGAATTTTTTGAAGCTTCTGCTACAATTTGCGATTTGCTTATACTGGAGGCTGCTAACACGTTTTGAAAACCTACACTAAAATCAATATTAAAATTAACTATTTCAGAATTATTACCGGTATAAATGTAATCATAACTTTTAATAATTTGTTTTTTAATCTTATCAAATCCCTTAGCGGCTGTTCCTGGCGCAGTTGTTTTACTCGTATGTACATCAAAAGGTATAATTCTATAAACAATAATTCTAGGATAAGAGCCAGTTTCTGATATATTTTCATCCGAGTCTAGCATAAACACTTGTGTATCTATTCTCCACCAAGTTCTAAATCCGTCTTTAAGTTTACCTAATGCTTGTTGAGGATATTCGCTTGACATTAATACTTGATTAATAACTGCTGGAATATCCACATCTTGAGGAAATTTCATAATTCCTTCTTTAGGGTTAACCGTAAATTTTCCGCGTTTCCAAGTGCCACTAGCTTCGTCAACAATAATATCAGGGTCGCCAGTTGCAGCTTCTCCTGGATTAGCTGGGGTGTAATTTAATGTTGCTTGACCTATAACATTAACTTCGCCGGCTGCTTGTTGTAAAGTAGTTTTATCAATTCCTATTTTTTTTAAGATAGTGGCAGTGTCGTTAGTAATTTGTTTTGGGTTTTGTGCGGCTTTGTCTTTTTTATCTCCTGATGCTCCGGCGGCTTGTTGGGATTCACTATCTATCTTATCTTCTTTGGGAAACAAAATTATAACTTTATCAGCTACTGTTACTACTTTGTCTTTGAGAAATTGTTCTAAGTACGCATTTGTCACTGCTTGAAGACTTTGAGGACCTGTTTGTAAAATTTCTTGAACTGTTTTGCCTTTAATAACTAAATCAGTTTTTAAATTAGCAAACTGTGTTGTCAATGCTTGACCTTGTGTAGCATAAGCCATTACAGAATATTTACAACCTTTTTCGCTGGCTTTCATTCCTATGGTAGTAAACTTAATAGGAATATGACGAGCAGTAAACGGAATATTTTTTATTTGTCCTGTTTCTGTATTTCCTCTAAATTCTATAGTTAATAAAAAAGGAGCGTCACGCCAGTTTTTATTTTTTGCTTCTAGAGCCGCAGTCTGCAAAGATAAGAAAAATGTACCTACGCTGTAAGGTTCAAATACATCAAATTGAATTGTTGATACATTAGTAGCCTTAGCAGTATTCATACCTATAATAGATTCAAATGACAGTTGGTCTATATAAAAATCAAATTTACCGTATGACGTTGCTACACGATTGTTTGGATCAGCACTGCCACTTTTACAAATTAAAGGCAGTAGTTTGCCTTTTTTGTAAGAAGCATCAGGATAATTTAAATCTTGTTTTGTTAATGCGCTTAAACTAATAACATAGTCATAACTAGCATAACTAGATAAAATATTTGGGGCTGGTATTTTAAGTCCTAGCGCCGTGCCGGCGTTAGTATAAGTATTTCCTATCATCCTACCAAGGCTTGATATTGCGTTAGTTGTTGCGCCTAAATCTGCCATGTTAAATTCCTAATACTGTTCGTAAACTACTATTTTTAGGAATAAAAATCTTTGTTCCTGCGGTAAAATCAAAAATAGGATCTTGTAGTACATCTAAATTTCTTTGCATAAACACCCACCACAAACTTGTTTCTCCGTAAAGGTCAAAAGCTAGTAAGTCAGGGCGATATTCATATTGACTTTCTATAGTATAAGCAAAGTCGTCTGGCTCGGCGCTGACGGGACGTATGTTAAAAATTCCTAGATAATTGTCTTGGATAGTTGTATTAAACCAAGGGCTTGTATTTGTATATAATGCCATGATTAAACGTATCCAAAAGTATTTTTTAAATAGCCGCCTGTGACAAATCTGTCTAGACTAAACTTGCGAGCGGCTGCTCTACTATATATCGGTACTACCGTGATGTTCATGGTGCTCTTGGTTGGCACATGGGCAACTCCGCCGCTGGTTGTTCCGCCCACTCCAAATGCTCCTAACAAACTAGACACGCCACTTACTGCTCCAGCAAT